TAATTACTAAAGCCATTTCTACTCCAAAATTTTATTACGCGTCGCCAAGTCTAATGATTGCATTAGATGAATCAGCAGTTGGAAACTGAATAACGAAATCACCGTTAGTTGCAGTTTTTGTTCCGCCGAAGTCTAGAACTAATACAGCTTCATTACTTGAACCTTTATAAATCAGAGCGCCCACTGCTGATAACGTTACAGATGTAAAAGTTAAATCTGCAAAGTCAACGTATCCAATGTTACTTGATATTGCTACACCATTATTAGTTAAAGTATTTCCACCCGCTGTATAGTTTGTACCAGATGAAGAAACTTCATTAGTAGTTGTATAAGCTGTAGTTGAAGTACTGAAACCAGATATGTCAGTGTATAATGCAAGTTTGAAAGTTGATCCGCCAGAATCAAAATCAAATACACCACCAAGTAGGTCTGTTTTAAAAGAGTCAGGTACTATGTTTGCCATTTATATTATCTCCTTAGTTTGGTGATGGCGACTTAATTTGAGAACGAATAACGCCATCTTGCCATTCATCTCTACGTCTTCTACCTTCTTGTTCGATAGAATAAGATTTTGCAGCCCTTCTATATGACTGTTCATAGTATTGTAACAGATCCGCTGGACCTTTCAAGTATCCATATGCTTCTACCAGACATGAGTACAAAAGTAAATCCTGATATTTATTACTTGTGTAAGTACCAGATGTGCTTCCTGGAGAAGCTGTTATTGACTCTGGTTGTTTTGTATAAGCTAATGTTATTGAATAAGTGCTGTCTGGAGTAGGTGAAACTACCCAAAAATTTGCGTCCCAGTTACCATAATACTTAGGTAATCCTGATTGAGTGCCTGGAGTGTTGTAGTATTCTGCCATAAAAGATGTGTCTCTTTTATCTAGAAACACTTGATTTCCAGATGAATCAGTTAGTTGTACATATCGAATAAATCTTAAATCAGATGGTATTGTTACATACCTATTTCCAGCTTGTAAATTTGATGTAGCATAAAATCTATTGTCGTCAGAATCTACTTCTCTATAAATTCTGTTTTCTGCGTTTTTAATTATAGTATTTAAAACACCTGAAGATAAAACAGAACTGTCTACCTCCGTGTAATTTCGAATATCGTCTTGTAAGTTTGTAAGTGTGTATGCCATTATGGTGTAAGTGTAACCGGACCAGCCGATATACTTCCTCCTCCTATTTTTTCAGTTGCAGTTGCAGTTCCTGAAGCTGTAAATGTATAGTTATTAGCATTTGTAACTGTAATTGTAAATCCCGAAGCGTTATTAATATCTGCAGCAGTAATACCTGCACCTTCTTCACCATCTCTAAATCTAACTACATCATTTGTAGATCTTCCATGATTTTCTTCAAATACAGTTATGGTTTGAGATCCACTTGCAGTGGTTAATGGATTTAATGTTAGTATTCTTGCAACAGCAGGTTCTACTCTTGCAGGTCTTGCATTTAATAAACCTTGAGGATCAGCAGCATGTGGTTTTGGTTCTAATTGAGGATGTTTAGGTTCAAATTCTGATATATGAACTCTTGCTCCATTCCATTCTATTACCATTTCAGAATAAGGAAATGCTAGTCCCGATCTGTCTGATATAAATTGTGCATATTTACCTGAAGAAAGACTAGACATTAAGACTCCGGATAATAAACTTTAGGACTTATATAAGTACTAGATGATGAGCCGTCCTCTTGTAGTGCTCTTTGTAACTCATCTTCATATAACATTTTTAACATCTGAACTCTGTCTGGTGCATTTTTAATTGAAAGATAATAAGCTAATCCTGCAGTCATACACGGTACAAATCTATATGGAACATCTGCTTCATTACTGTAAGCCCCTGCGTCTTGAATTCTTTTTACATAATAGTAATTTAAAAAATTACCCGCTTCTGTTGAACCAGGCGTCAGGTACAAAGTGACTGTAATCTTGTCTATAAATCTTTGAACAAAATACTGTGAAGGTGTTCCTTCAGAAGTTTTATTTGAAAAAGCTTGATATTGTGATCTACTTATTTTTGTAAGTGGTGTGTCTACATTAGAGTTTCTATAAGAAGCTTCTAATATATCATCTACACCATAAACAGCTGTAGCATCAGAAGTTCCATCTGCTGTTGATCTAAACATTGTATATGTTGCTTGACCATCGACTAACGTAATTGAATTGTTTGCAACTTCCCAATAATGCAAACCTCTATTAGCCCATTCTTGAAACAATATATTAAGAGATCTTCTTGCAGACTTTAATTGATGTCCAGAAACACCAGTAATCCCAATTCTTTCATAAGACTCTTCGACAATATCTGAAATAGAAAGACCTGATTCGAAAGTTGTAGTTCCGGAAGTTGCCATTCAGCCTCCTACTTATCTATAAGTAATGTTGCGCCTTCAATATTTGTAATAGTAGAAACTTTCATTCCTCCAGGAAATAAAATCCCATCTTCAGGAATATTAAATGCAAAGACATCTCCTGTTGGACAGTCTCCTTGGAATAAAGTTGTACTATCAGTATTGTCTTGTAAAATTATTGAACCTGCACCGCCGCCATCTGAAGCAAGAATAAGTCCTCTTAGTCTTGTTCTTCCAGCGAAGACAGCACCTGTACCAGAAACTCTTACCGCTTTTACATCTGATTTCATATTTTGTTTCTCCGTTAAAATTTTATGTGGGGCCGAAGCCCCACACTAATTATTTATTACGCTTCTTTAGCAAATACACCTTGAGCATCAACAACTGTCCAATGTGCTGTTGAATTCAAAGATGCAATTGTAACAAAGTCACCAACTTTTGATGTAGTTTTTGTATTAATAAGATCTTTATCATCTGTTAAAGATCCAGCATACAAAATACCATCATTAGCATTTGGACTAATAGTTAATGCATTAGTTCCATCTTGACCTGTATTTACAAAAGTAAATACGTAACCAATTGCTATTGCTGGTAAAGTAAATATCACACCATCAGTTGATGACGTAAAAGTCTTTCCAGAATCAGCTGTAGCTACTGTGTAGTTAGATGATTTGTTTTCTAGATTGAATCCAGTTAAACCTGCTTCGTTAAATTTACCTTGCAGAACTGGTCCTCTAAATAGTGTTTGAGCCATGATTATTCTCCTAGTTAAATTCTACATAGTCTCTAGGCCGTCGACTATACTGCGTCTATGCAGAATATTAATTTATGTATAGTGAGTTTTTTATATACTAGTTTTGAGTAGAGTGCAAGAAGTCCTACAGTGCGGAGTGGAATTTTTCCAACGATGTAGCTTTTTACTAAGTAGCTACTGAAACTTCAGGAGCAGAACCTTCAATAGTGTTCTTTAAGTGAGCGATTCTAGCTTCTTCAAGCTTGATGTCTGTGATGATCTGTTTGACTTTATCGTCAATCCTAACCATCTCAAGAGTATATCTACCGTTAGACAGATGCTCCTGTTCCCACTTCAACTCCAAGGACCTTTTTTGTTTGTATAGGTCTTGTATCATCTATAACCTCCTCATAGGTTATTCTGTATTTATCGGAAGCAAATACCTTAGTTCCGATATGTTCCCATTTTATAACATTTTCTCCTAGTTTGTCAACTATGGCTTGTTCTAAGGAAACTGAGTTATCTTCTGATAACACTTCAAATTTTGCGTAGTGGTCGTAGGCATTTATTGTAACTGTAAATTTTTTCATGAAATTCCTTTCTACTTTCATAATGAGGCGGAACTGTGTCCGCCTCAAAATTTCTAATTATTATGCACCTGGTGATGCAAAAATACCTCTATAGTCAGATACACCAAATGAGTATCTTTCTCTAGCTTTGTATCTTACGTTACCAGTGTCAAAGTCACCTTCCATTGCAGTTTTGATAGCTGCTCTGTCAAAGTACTTCATACCATTAGGCACGTCTGTGATAATGTAGAAAGCATCTGGGTCAGTTAGGAAGTTGTTCACTCTATAACCTTGAGGAACCATTCCCATTGACGCAATTGCGTTTACATCATTATCAGCAGTACCAACTCTACCTTGAGACTTCATAAGTCTTTCAGCAGTGAACTGAAGTTCAGAAGGGATAATCATTTTAACACCTCTTGCAGCAATTTTTAGACCTCTTTCGTCTGTCATTGCAGCAATGTCAATTAATGATTGCTCTAATGAAGTTTCGTTCAAGTCGGAAGCCGTTGCTAATGTGTTTGATACAGTTCCACTTACAGTTGGGTGGTTAGTTGCAAATAATGCAGAACCATCACCTGAAGTGAATGTACCGAAACCATTAATTAATGGTTGTACCGCTTTAACTTGTTTTGTGTTCGCCATAGATCTAGCTAACGCTTTTGTATATCTACTAGCAAGTCTGTCATACAAGTTATCCTCAATAGCTTCTTCAGTAATTGCAAAAGCAAGAGCCACAGTTTCGTGTGTGTATCTTGCAGTGAAAGTTTCTTGAGCATTGTCAAAAACAACTCCACTTCCTTCTGCTTTAGTCTGAGCTTGAGCAAAACCTGATAACATAACTTCTTCTTCAAACGCTCTGTCTGAAGACTCAGTAGTGTATATTTCAGCATGCTGATTCTCGTAACGTTTATATTCCAGTCCGAATAGTGCATTCAAACCTGGTTCTAGTTCTTTGACTAGTTGTCCTCTTGATATCGCCATGTTCTATACTCCTTACGTACCAGTTGTTACTTTAAGTTCATGTTCTGCAATCACAACAACCCAATTAACGTTAGCAGATGCTACGTCATTGTTTGATGGATCTTTAGATGCTCCCATGATCTTTAATTGTTGAGCAGTAGTATTTAAAGTAGAATCATCTAACTCTACTCCTGAGATATAGTCAGGTGAAGATCCTGCTGCGTATACAAGATCTGCAGTTTTACCTACATCAGTTACTGCTGAAGCACTAGCATTGTTTGATTGAATCTCGAACCTTTCATAAGGGTCGTCAGAAACATAACCAACAATATCTGTTGCTGTGTTACTAGCTTCCAAGTGGTTAGCCCACGTTGGCTTGCTTGTTGATGCGTCAGTATAAAAAACACCATTTAGTGATCCTCTAAGATTGCCGCCTGCGCCAGCTACTAATAAGTAACCGCCTGAAGTTTTCACTGGATCCCATTGATAGATCGCAGCTGAACTTGCAGCAATGCTGTATTCAGATAAACCTTGGTTGTCTCTATTCTGACCAACTTTTCCTATTGCTTTCAATCCGAAAGCGGCGTCTTGATTTGCCATAGTTGTGTCCTCCTATTAGACATTAGTTTAGTTTATCCTTGGATAGCTCTAGTAATCGTTAAAAAATTAACTTTTCTTTGAACCACCGAAGGTTACACGAGTTTGTCGATCAATATTGATCGGCATACTTGGGTGCTGTTCCTTCATAAGATCGTTGTCAACTGCGTCGACGTTATCTTGAGCTTGTTTCTGATAGTAATCAGTTCTTTGCTCTGCAATCTCTTCCGGTACCCTAGCCAGCACTAGGCCTCCTACTCCGATCACTCCCTTGTATTTACCATCGTCCACAATTGGGAAATCTGAGTCTGGATATTCATCAGCTCTTACAAGCTCGTATCCGGATCTAATTCTTCCAGCGACGTTTTTAGTGTCTTGGAATCCCATAGATTCTACTCTGATCCATCTGTGTTTAAAACCTGTTGGTGCAGGGGGTGCATCTAAAGATGAAGGTGGAGTCCAAACTTTTTTCTTAGATTCTTTTTCTCTTGTTTGACTCGCACGGGATGCTCTTTTATCATTATTATTTTCCATATGCTTATGCCTCCTTCGTGATTTTTAATTGTTTCGCATATTCTTCTAGTGGCACACCTAATTTTTTAGCGATTGCTACCTGAGAGGATGTGAGTCTCACAGTTTTGCGACCAGTATTTGTACTTCGCTTCGCACTAGCTACTGTTTGTACGGGTTTGGTCGGAACTTCCCCTTTATCTGATGTAGTTGTATCAAATTTGTGGGGGAATTCAAGTCTTATTCTCTTATCAATTTCTTGATAATACTCGTCAGATTGAGGATCATAACCCTCTTGCTCTGTAAGTTTCTTATGTAGATCAAAAGCAGTGTAAGTCATAGCTGTATCTTGACCAAACCAAGCATTTCTAGATGCCCATGTTTCAGCCTTAGGATCAGGTGTTCCTTGTGATGCTTGTTGTCTATTTAAGTTTATTTCTGGTTGTTTAACTTCTTTTCTTTGTTGATTATATTCTTCTTGAGCAACTTTAGTTTCATTAAATTTAGCTCTTTTATAACCAAGTTCAGAAATTGCAGTTAAAGCTTCTGCTTCAGCTGTTAGATCATTTGCTTCTCTTGCTGCTGCAAGTTTTGCTTGAGCTGCTGCTAAACCATTAGTTATACTATCCTCAGCATTTTTTAAAAACTCAGGTTCGTATCTAGAGATTTTCTTTTCTGCTTCTTCTTTTGCTTTTATTTGTGCTTGAGCATAAGTTAAAGCTTCATCTTTCTGTCTCTCAGCTTCTCTCCATTTATGAGTTAGTTTAGCTATTCTTCTTTGTACTCCATCAGAGTATTTTTCTAATTCTTTTTCTTTATCGTCCTTTGTAGGCTCTTCTTTCTTTTCTTCTTTTGCTTCAACAACTGTTGAAGTCTCTTCTGTTTCACTAGTAGATGTTTCTACCTCAGGTGTTTCTGTTTCTGAAGTTTGAGTTTCTTCTAACTCAATTTCTGTATCAGGACCTGATGTATCTATATCGACTGTTTTATTTTCTTCTACGTCTAGCATAGTTTATCTCCTTCTATGATTAATATTGATGAAGTATATCTTCAGGGTTTTCAATGGTTGCTAAAACTTCATCATCATTTAGCATTCTTACTTCCCCACCATCTATTTGAATTCTTGATCCTGCATATCTTGCAAAGATAACCCAATCACCTTTTTTACACCAAGGACCTTCTGGAAATTTATCTTTGTCATAACAATGAGGACCCATTGCAAGAACTAAACCACAAGTAGATCCAATCTGTTGTCTCTCTAAAGTTTCTTGTCCAAGTAACAATCCACCTTTAGTTTTTTCTGGCATTTTAAATGGTAGAACAACTAATCTCCATCCAGTTGGTTTAGGTAATTTATTTGATTCTTTTGTTTTAAGACGTTCGTAACCGTCTACTTCTTTTTGTTTTTCTTCGTCGTATTTATCTAATAGTGCCGATTTAACTTTCGGGTCGTTCGAAGTCGACGACGTTTTCTGATCTTTCAATATCATTTTTTTGCTCCTTTGGTTCTAGCAGGTTAGAGATTTCCTGTGATATTTTTAAATAGGCATGTGCCTGTCCCATCATATACTTGTATTTTTCCATATTGTCAATAGCGCCACCAATCATGGCATCTGCTATGTCTTGATAAGACTCTTTAAGATGTTTTTGTACTTTATGAATTATTACTGTTTCTTCGTTTAACATTTTTCTTTCTCCTTTTATTTAGTAAATTTACTCTTGAATGCCAACACCATTCGGTCATTCTTATAGCACCTGTTTCAACAAATGCAATGGCATCATCTAGAAAACCAAAAAATCTATATACTAATCTGTCTAGCATTTCCAACGTCTTCTAGCTTGTCTAATTCTAGAATTAGGATCATTTCTAGTTTTAGCAGAAGATCGTTTAAGTTGTCCAAGTGATCTTGCACAATATGACTTTCTACGTTTAGCAGCTGCTGAACCTTTCTTGACTTTACCAGTCACGGCTGTTTTTAATTTTGAACCAGGATTCGCTGCTCTATAAGCTCTAACACCTTTTGCTGTCATACCAGCACCAGATTTAGTTGGTCTATAGTTTGCACCTTTACCTGTAGTAGTTTTTCTAATTGGGTTTTCTTTTTTTCTCATTAAATTTTTTGCATCTCTGGATTATTTGATAAAATATTTTTTTCTGCTCTAGGTCTTGCAACAGAATCTTTACTTCTTTTTCTAAGTTGTGCGATAGCAGATTCTTTTAATGCTTTTTCTTTTTTTAATCTTTGTAAATCTTTTTCTAAATTCATTACAGCATACCTTTATAATATTTAGCATATGAAGGATTGTTTAATTTAACTCCACCATACTCTGAATTAATTGCTGGTCCAGTATATCCACCCATAGCTTTCTTAGTTCTTTTTACAAATGTTGCAACGTTAGTTGGTTTACCGCCTGGATTACCTGCAGCTCTTTTTCGTTTGACAGCACTCGCCTTTTGCGACTTTGTCATTCGTGTGGCTTTTGCAAGTGGTACGCACTTTGGATACTTTCTCTTCGAACCTTTTGAGCGCCCGCATGGCTGATACTTCCCATCCTTCTTTGGTGCTCCAATGTCTACCCATTTTTCTTTCACCCATTTTCTTAAAGACATTAAACAAGACCTTTATAATAATTATCCATTGTCATTAAACCCCCTGTAGCAGCTTTCTTACGACTACCTTTTTTACCGCCAGGTGTTATCTTACCAGAGCAAACTCCTGAAGCATACATGTTAGCGTACGCCGAAGGGTAAACTTTAAATTTTCTTTTGGCAGCTGCTTTGCCTTTTGCACAAAGTTTAGCCATTATACTTTCTTTGCTAGTTTTTTATCTATTTTAACTTGAACTGCTTCTGGTAATTTTGAAAAACCTTTATATTTTTTCTTCATAGATTTTTCACCAGATTTTGGTGAACCACTACCTCTACAAACTCTAGTGTTTGCTGTTTGTTTATTATATCTTGGATTTGACATTATTTTTTTCCTCCGTTTCTAAATATTTGTGTACCCTTTATACCATAAATACTCGCCACGACAAGAATCCATAAATTAGTGAACCATCCCGGCAGCTGTGAGAACATCTCGAAGAATAATTTTACCTTGTCCATCGCTGTTGGGTCATCCGATATCACTGCCCACGCAAGCACCAACACGGGCAAACTGAGAATTATGAGGACCGCCTCGTCTTTCCAGTCTGACTGTCTAGCTTCTAGCAATTTGCCCTGGTATTGTTCCTCACCCTGGGCCATCTTAGTAGCATGCATAAGCTGTGCTTCTGACATTGCCATTTTTGTCTTCTGCTTGTTAGCGTAAATCTTACTTCCAGCAGAGACGGCTAATTTAATTGCCGATAACCACATATTAGATCCACTTAGCTTTTTTAGACTTTTCTTTTAGCATTCTTTTAGTTCCTCTTACTTCAACTTCTTCACCTTTTGCGATGTAGTTGTAAGAACCATCAGCTGTAGTCTTAGATCTAGGGTCAATTTCAAGATTCATTTTGTCTTCTGACTTGATTTCAACAATTTTATCTAATTTTTCCATATTTTCTCCTTGTGTGTTTTATTTTAACTGTTTTTTTAGTTTTTGTCACTAGCCTTTACGCATAATTGCAACATTTGGCATCATTGAATCAGAACTTGGTAGTGTTTTTGACAAAACAGTCTTTTCAATTGATGTGTCAGCACGTAATTTTGCTAATTCTTCGTTTTGTTTTAGTTTTTCGTCCTGATTTTGTTGATTCATCATTGCTTTCATCTTATCAAGGTCCATTCTCTCGTTAGCTTCCTTCTCTTTTCGAGCATTTTCTTGTGCTCTAAGGTCTAACTCTCTTGATCTTAGTTTAGCAATTGGATCATTGTCAAATTGTGAAGTAATTTTTTGCTCTTCCTTCATAAATTCTTCCATCATGTCTGCAATTAGTTGAGCTTTTCTTGCTTCAATCTTCTGAGTCATCTGCATAACTTGCATTTGAATCTGTTGAGCCATTGCTGGGTTCTGTTGTGCCTGCATTTGCATCTGTTGAAGTTGTTGCATTTCATCTCTGTACTCTAATTCAACTTGTTCTTGCGCCATTAGACTAATATGTTCAAAAACATTTTTCTCTAAACTTGCCATAACCATTGGATTATTTCTAGCCATGTTAGTTGCCATAAAATTTAAGTGTGAAGTAATGTGTGATCTATGATCTTGACCTGGAAAAGCTTGAAACTGTTTACCACCTAAAGCATCAATGTGCTCTAACGCCGGATCTTTTGGCATTGGTTGCATTGGTTTAATTAAAACTGAATCAATATTCTTTACACCCAAGGCTTCATACATGTTTCTATATGCTTGATATAGATTATGCATTTGCGGATTTGATTGTGCCAGTTGGAGTTCCGTTTGCGCGAGGGAAATACGCTGTGTTTGAGAAAAAATGTTAGGGTCAGCAACTGGCAATATATCTACCCTATCATCAAAGTCTTGTTGTTTAATTATTCTTTGACCCCCAACTACATCATACGGATATTCTTGAGGTAGATATAACTTGAATACTCTAGCCATGATTCTGAATTCATTTTTCAAAGCTGAGTAAATTCTTTTGTGAATCGCAGACATAGTTCTACTTCCTCGCTCTAAAAGAGCTACTGTTGTTCCTACTGCCGCTTGTTGATTTCCATCGCCAACTTGTAGATCTGCAATAGATGCAAATCTTTGACCAGCGTTTACTACAACGCCCATTAGTGATAGTAAAGTTTGTGATGGTTCTTTAAATGGTAACATCATAAATGAATCTCTTAAATTTCCACCTGGTGCATCTACATCTCTGAATTCACCTGGTTGAATTGATTGTGCATCATCTCTAATTCTAATACCACGTTGTTTAAAACCTGCTGGTAAGTTAGATAAAGTTCCTGCATCTAATAATTGTCTAAGTGCACTTGTTGCAGTACGTGACAATCCACCAATCATGTGAATTAAACCAAAACCATAAAAGCCAAGTCCTGGTAAGAATTTAAAATGTACAAAATATTGTATTTTCTTTTTTAATGGATCTCCTACTTCATAGTTTCTTTTGATAGATAAAATCTCTCGTGATCCTTCTTCCAAAGTTACGATGTAAGGTATTTTAATT